CTTACCAATATCTGTAGACCCTGCTAGTGGACACATAAGACCTAGCTCTACACCTACAGTCTCGATAGACTTGCGTTGTATCTCACCTAGTCTCTTTGCTACATCCATACCACCATACACCTCTGTCTGCCATTCATCATGTGGCCAAGTCACTAACTTAAACTTGATACCCTCAGCCCTAGCATCCTTGATCCACTGACGTGTGGCCCACTTCATGATGGTACTCTCACCATTCTGTAGCATACCTGCCAGTGTCTTGTGTTCACTAGGAACCTTGACCTTACGTCCATCATACCCTCGGAAGTATCCACGTTCAGCTATGTTAGGGATAACCTTAGTCTTTAATCGACGTAGCCCTGAGATACTATCCATAAAGTTATTGACTGCCTGTGTTGCCTGACGTGTATCAGTCTTTAGGATCTGTGCTACCTTGGCTGTACCTGCACCTAGTAGGAAGGCATAGATGAATGTCTTAGCCATGTCTCGTGTGATATGTGGTAGACCTAGAGCCTTGCGGTTAAGGTTGTGGATGTCAGTCTCGTCTTCCTTCTTGCCTGTGATGATAGCATCTACATACTCTTGGCTCTCCATCAGGTCAGCAAGGATGCGTAACTGTATGCCCTCAGCATCTGTACCTACAAGATAGTTACCTTCTTCTACAGTCCACAGACCACGGAAGGGGCCATCATACTTAGCCTTAACATTCTCTACATCAGTCTTAGGATCACCATGGAAGGCAGCAGGGATGTTAGCCTGATTAGGTGCTGAGTGTGCAAGCCTACCAGTCCATGCTCCAATGTGTGTGAACCTACCATGGATACGGCCATCACCTGCTACACACCCTAGCCACTCCATCAGGCTTGACCGTCTGCCCTCTAGGGTTAGCCACTCAGCTAGTGCTCGTGCTCCCTGAGGTGCATCAGATGGTAGTGTGTTTAGGTTAGTCTCATTGCACTGCCATCCGTAGTAAGCAAACTTCTCTGCTCGTTCAGGATCGTCCTCACCCTCACGTTCAAATAAGATATGACCCTTAGTCTTGTCTACAGGTTCCCATCCTGCTTCCCATAGTCTCTCGATACGTTGCTTAGTGGAACCTGCATTGAACTCCTGCCAGTCATGACAGACTAACATATGCTCCTCACCCATCGTATCTATGTAGGTATGAGGGTACTTCTCAAGGGCATCAGTTACGTTCTTGTATAATGAACCGTCACCCTTGAGTCGGTACTTGATACGATTGACCTCGACTAGCTTAGGTGGGAAGTCAACTTGGAACTGTGCCTCTAGCTCTTCCATACGAGACAGGATCTCACCTAAGTATTCCTCAGCCTTAGGTTCATCGAACTTAAAGCCGTTGTCAGTCATCTCCTCACAGATAATCTGGATGTCATGCTCCATGCGTAGAGACTTAGCCCAGTCCTTGTCGAAGATAACTGACTTGAACTTATTGAATAGCTTGACTGTGACAGCCACGTCATTCTCACAGTAGTCAATCATCTCCTGTGTCAGACCACCCTCGAAGTCCTTGAACTTACCCTTGAATAGACCGAGGCGTTTACCCCATGCGTCAAGTGAGTGACCATCCTTGATGTTGTAATCAACAAGACGGGACACGATCAGTGTGTCGATCACACTAGATAAGTTAATGGTGTGGCCAAGGATACGATTAAGGGCAGGTACATCAAAGCCAATGCCATTGTGGAATACAAACTTATCGTAGCCATGGCAGTAATGCTTGAACCTCATAGCCTCAGCAAGATCTGTGTCTAGGTTCTTGAATGTATCCTTCTTGCCTGTACTTATGTCTTGACTACACACAACCCAGATGCGTGTAGCATCCAAGCTGTCAGTCTCTATGTCCATTGCTACTATCTTCATTATATCTTACCTATCCAGTGTGTGCAGTCATCGAATGGATCATACTCACTACGAGTCGCAGACGAGTCTGCTCTAAGCAAATCGGTCATACTTTTCTTTGAGTGTGAAGCTGTCTCCATCGAAGTGTAGTGATCCTGCATATCCTGTTGTTCCTGCGGGTCTGTTCTTTGTGACGAGTAACTTGGTTGTGTTTCTTTCATCTTCATCCTCAGTCATCTTATCACGTTCAAGTTTGACTACAACACTAGCACGTTTACCGATAGTCCGACAGTCACGGATCTGTCCGTCATCATTCTCGTGTGCAATCGTTACGATACCTACGTTCAACTCAGCAGCCATGCGTGATAGCTGTACCGACAGGGCTGACAGCCACTTCTCGATGCTCTCGTCTGTCTGACGTGAGTATGCTAAGTCTTGGATAGGTTCAAAGAATACATACTTAACACCACATGCCTGTGAGAAGTAACGGATACGTTCAAGGATCTCCATTGGATCTTCGTCAACACCGATAGTAAACTGGTACAGGTTTTCTTTCTCAGTCAATTCAATCAGTGCCTGATCCACCTCGGCTTGCATCTGTGCCTCGTCAATCAAGTCCTTGCGTGTCAGGTTACGTTTCAATTTGTAACTGACTAGACCTAGCAGACCACGTTTCTTTGTCTCCTCTAGGTGACAGATAGCAATAGGTAGATCACTGTGGTTAGACAGGAAGTGATACTCTAAGTACCGCATGAACTCAGTCTTACCTATACCTTCGGGTGCTTGGAACACAGTGAGATGCCCTTGCATTAGACCTAAGGCAACCTCGTCGAAGGCAGATATACCAGTGGGTATGTACATGGCATCGTCTTCTTCATGTAGGATACCAAGGAATTGCTCAGGTGTATTCCATACATTCTGTGGTGTATACTTCTTAGCATTGTAGAAGGCAGCACGATATGACTGGGCTGCACCTGCCTGTAGAAACTCATTGGCATCCTTGTACTTGTCGTGTGGTATACGATAGACTTTGTTAGGGAATAGATTAGCAATCTTATCTGCTACACCATTACCTGCATCGTCAGTGTCTACTGACAGGATGATCTTCTCGAAGCTATTGAGCCAGTCCTTAGCCTTGCCCTGCCATAGCTTCTTGGATGGTGATGCTGATGGCAGAGATACTACAGGATACTTCTTCTCTAGCATCTGGTATGCTGACAGGGTATCCACTTCGCCCTCTGTTACTACAACAACACGAGATGAACCTGCATTAAACTTATCCATACCAAACAGTTCGTCCCCACGGAACCCTGCCTCAGTATGGAAAGCCTTGGGTAGTGTACGGATCTTACGTCCACCTGATGGGTAGATGTATGCTTGCTTCTTAGCTGTACCTGACTGGTCAACCAAGGTCTGTACGTTATAGAAATTCATGGTATCCTCACGCACACCACGGTACGGTTGCACCTTAGCTGTGAGTAGTTCTGTTACTACACTAGACATTGTGTTTCTTTCCTCTCGTTCTGGTAAAGGGTATTCATCCTGCGCCCAGTCTTCAACTTTCATGTGACTGTGTGGGTAGCCCTTACCACATGAGTGGCAATAGCCTGTCTGTTTACTTGAGTTGTATGCGAAGGCATCACTACTACCACAGTCAGTGAATGGGCATGGTTTGTGTGTATTCTCTGTGTCCATATCAATCCTCGAAAAGTTTTAACTGTTCTGGTTTATTATAAATCTCTTCAAGACGTGGATGCAATACATTAGAGAACTCTATGTCACAGAAGTTACCGCAGTCAGGCATAATTATCTTTTGTTCTCTGCCAGCATCAGGGTCTAATTCATCTAAGAATTTATTACGGATGCAGCTATTACCTACTACACGTTCAGCTTCGGCCATCTTATTAAAGGTATCAGGGAAGTCTCTACGGATCTTATTCCAGTACCCCATACCGCCCTTGACACAACCAATACAGTTATTGTTTCCATAACCTAGTTCATACATAGCAGGACGTTTAATGCCGATACGTTCTAGATAATGTAAACACTCAGGCTTAGTCATCTTTGTCTCGATCAGAGGGAACAAAGGTTTAGCATCTGGATACTGCTCCATAAAACGGATAGCCCTATTGACTTCTTTCTTTGTGTATTCAAAGCCGAAGATCTGACCACTGTAGTCTATCTCTTTCTCTAGTCTCTGTCGTACCATCTTCTTAAGTATGAGGGTACAACGAGCACCTGCAGGACCGTTGACATACTTGTCCTTTAGGATCACATCGAATTGATCCTTATACTTTTCTGGTGCTCGTTCAACACGGATCTTCTTGCCGTACCACTCCTCACACTGGGCCATAAATCTGTCATTGTCTGGATGTGCTGAGTCAATCTTAAAGTAGATTGGTTCTACATTCTCCTCACCAAACTCTAGCATTGCAAGTTTAGTTGCTACAGCACTAGTCACACCTGCTGACCACCAAGCTATATACATTTCATAATCCTTTCTATTGTTCCCATCTATAGAACATATGCTTGCCCACCTTCTTGATTAAAGTCAAGTCTTTTCTCCAGTATGGTGCTACATAATCTGCATGGTAGTGTGTTGCCCCATGTCCCTCGAACATGTCACCCTTCTGGATCTCCTTGGCTAGTGCATAGATCTTATTGTACTTCTTCTTATTCTTAGGTACGTCAGACTTACCATCGTGTGTCCAAGAGAATTGTTTCCTCTGGTATACTACATCACATAGTGTGTCTGGAAACCTATGGTCTACCATTCTGTTATAGACTACCTCAGCTACAGCTATCTGCCCTGCTACTGGTTCACTCCTAGCCTCAAAGTAAATCACTAAGGCTAAACATTCTAGTCCTGTCATGGTTGTGTGTATCCTATAGTTAAGGTATACCAACGGCGGCAGCAAGCCGAGTATACAAGGTTTGTTTAGTCTGTCAATCTAAAAAATGACAGTAGCCTATAAAAAATTACAATGAACAGATCGAACCTAGTCAGACTTGCAATTACTACTACTGTCATGATTGCCTCACCAGTTTGTGACATACTTCTCACCTAGTCCCATAGCAATCCTAAGCCCCTCCAGTTCACGTTTGTATCTCTCGGCTAGGTCATACTGCCCATCCCACAAAGCCTCGTCCATGGCCTTCTCCGTGGCTGTCATAGCTTCCTCTATATGTTGCCACTCTCTTTCACTTGTCATCCAGTCAGCCCCATCTATTACATCTATTACATTACGTTCAGGTCTGTATAATTGGTTTACCATTTTCCGTCTCTCACTTTCCAGTATACCCAACACTCGGCACAATGCCCTTTGCCAATCACCAAGTCAATGAGCCAAACAAGATTATATTTCTTATCCTTTTTCCATTGCCAATTCCTAGCACTAAAGGTTTGATTGCTTGCCCCACCTGTCAACACGTTAAATAATACTGACATTGCTACACCTACTCTATTCAGATATTTCAAGGACATACTTCACCCCATCCAAAGCTATTTTCATATAGTCTTCGGCCTCTTTCTTGTTGTTAGTCAGGAAGTAACAGATTACTTTTCCCTCTTTGTCACATGTTAATACTTTATACATTGGCATTATCTTCTAGCTCCTCTACTAGCTTGGCATAGTACCGCATACGTTCACCCTCTATAGCTAGGTCAGTGCTTACCCATGATGGCCGAACGCCTGTCCCATATCGTTTGATTAGATCATCGTATCGTTGCTTGTACATCTGGTGAATACTCTTAGCTTCTTCTAGTGTCATTGTTCTTCTCTCCACTTGATAACGAATAGATGCCCCTCACAATCTTCTATTTCATCCTCAGACCACATTCTAACATCGTCATCTTCGGGATGTGCTACGTACACCTCTAGTCCCTCTGCAAACGACACAAGTGCAAATGTCATATTGTATGTTGTGTGTATCATAGTCTTAGCCTCCGATTAGTGGTAGCAGTACGAATAAACCACCACATATAATAAAGATTGATATTGCGCCTAGTAAATCTTCTATCCAGTGTTTCATTGTCTT